GGGCTTGCAACTTGAACAACAAGGTAGAAGAAGACGTGATGAATACTATGATGGTGTTCTTCGACTTCCTCTAGAATCGAAACAACCATAAAGGAGATTATAAATGGCAATATCATCAGCGATATGCAACTCTTTCAAAAAAGAATTATTGGAGGGTAAGCATAATTTTTCGTCTGGTAGTGGTGATACATTTAAAATTGCATTGTTCACATCAAGTGCAAGTTTAGGTGCTGCTACTACAGACTACAGTTCATCAAATGAAATTTCAAACTCTTCAGGAGCAGCATATTCTGCAGGAGGTTTGGCTTTAACAAACAACGGTACATCACTAAGTAGCACAACAGCTTTTGTTGACTTCGCTGATGCACAGTGGACATCAGCTAGCTTTACAGCTAACGGTGCTATGATTTACAACACCACTACTGGTGCTGGTTCAGGCACAACTGATGCAGTTTGTATATTAGCTTTTGGTGGCGATTTCACAGCATCTAACGGTACGTTCACTGTAACATTCCCAACTGCTGACGCTAACAACGCTATTATTCGTATATCGTAAGGTAAGCTAATGGCTTTTATCCTTAACGATCGGGTCAAGGAGACCACGACTACCACTGGCACAGGTGCAATTACACTTGCAGGTGCAGTAGGTGGTTTTGAAACGTTTTCTGCTGGTATAGGTGGTAGCAATACTACTTATTACGCAATCAAACATCAAACTGCTAACGAGTTTGAGGTTGGTTTTGGAACATTAAACGGTGGTGCTTCTACACTTACTAGAACATATATAATCAACAGTTCTAATTCTGATGCCGCTGTAGATTTAAGTGCAGGTACAAAAGATATTTTTTGTACAATGCCTGCAGCCAAAGTGGGTTTGCCATTCCCAGAAGAATTTGGTTCATCATCGGCACCAAAACTTATAACTGTTAAAGTAGCAACTAAATCTGGTAATCATCCGTATCAGGGACAAGGATCAAGTGCAGCATATTATTTGGATGGATTAGAAGCTCCAGCATTACGATTAGCTGGTGTAGATACGACAGATAAATATTATTATAGGTTTGATCAATCACATTCCTCTAACTCAGGACACCCTTTTAGATTTTACTTAGATGCTGAAAAAAATACAGAATATACAACAGGTGTAACTAATACAGGTAGTTCACCAGCACCTGGTAGTTCAGGAGCGTATACACAAATAGCTGTGGATTCTAACACACCAAACATATTGTATTATCAGTGTTCAGCTCATGGTTACATGGGTAATCATGTTACAAATATTTCTAATCATATAAACGGTGATTTAACAATTGGATCAAAATTAAAATTACCAACTAATACTGCAAACAAAATATTGGTTGCAGACGGAACAAGTTTTGAAGAGGTAGACCTGTCAGGCGATGCAACAATTGCTTCAGGTGGTGCTTTGACTCTTGCTAACTCAGGTGTATCTGCTGCAAGTTATACTTCAGCAAATATTACTGTAGATGCAAAAGGTCGTGTCACAGCAGCTTCAAGTGGGTCAGCAGGTGCGTCTACTGGCTTTGTAATTGCAATGTCGATTGCGCTTTGATATAAGGATTTAATATGGCACAAGATTTTGAAAGAGTATTTGCAAGAAATATAGGGACTTCAGCTTCCTCACTACTGACATCTAATTCAGATGACGCCCTTATTGGTATAAGAGTA